CCGCGACATGCGCGACCGCCAGCTCGACATCTTCGAGCAGCGCGACCACCACTTCCTGGAGCGCTGCCGGGCACTAGCTGTGCTCATCTGCAAGCAGCAGGGTGAGGTCTGCATCAACGACATCCGGGCCTACATCGAGGTGCCGCCCGGTGTCCACCCATCTGTCTTGGGCGCGGTCTTCCGCACCAAGCAGTTCAAGCGGATCGGGTATACCGAGGCCGCACATCCCCAGGCGCACGCCAGAGTGGTGCGCGTCTATTCCCTAGCCACCAACAAGGAGTGAAAAAATGGCGGGCAAATTAACCGACGACAAAGAGATGAGCGCCAGCAGACTGCCGGGCCTCATGGGCTTCAGCAAGTACAGCAGCCCCAATGATGAGCTGCAGTTCAGCATCAACGCCATCGATGGCAAAGAGCGGCCCGACATTGGCAACGAAGCCATGGGCTGGGGCAACCGCCTGGAGCCGGTGATCCTGAGCGAGGCAGCCAAGCGGCTGGGCATCACCGACTTCAACACCGAGATCAACAAGGCCTACACGCACCGCAGCTTTGCCTTGTCCTGCAGCCTGGACGGCATCGGGTACGGGCTTGGCCAGGAGATCACCACCGACCCCGACAAGGGTATCTATGTGGTCGGCCAGGACTCCATCGAGCTCAGTGGCCCCGGCGTGCTTGAGGCCAAGCTGACCAAGGCCATGCCCGAGGACACCCCGCACCTTGCGCGTGGCCCCATCCAGCTCCAGGGCCAGATGCTGGTGACCGGCCACCGCTGGGGCGCGGTCTGCGTGCTGTACCAGGGCATCGAACTGCGAGTGTTTCTTTTTTCGACGCACCACGACACTCAGAAGGAGATCGTCAAGGCGGTGTTGGTATTTGAGAACAAGCTGCTGACCTACCGCGAGACCGGGGCCATTGACTGGTATCCACCCGCGAGCAGCAAGGAGCTGGATCGGATCTACCCCATGGCGGCAGGCAAAGAGGAGGTCGAGCTGCCACCCAACGTGGGGGATCTGGCCAAGGGCATTCTTGAAAACAAGGCAGCCATCAGGGCAGCCGAGGCCAGCATTGAGGAGGCCGAGAAGCTGATCAAGGCGCAGCTTGGTCAGGCCGAGCGGGGCCGGGCAGGGCAGTACGTCATCAACTGGCCCATGCGCAACTACAAGGCGGCAGCCGAGCGCTTGGTGCCTGCCAAGGAAGCCTACAGCGTGCGCCAGTCAACGCTCTCCATCAAGGAGTGGCAGACATGAACCTGCCCGACAAGCCTGCCATCAAGCAAGCCTATGAGCAGGCCGTTGTGGCCCTGCTCAATGTGACCGACTCCACCGAAGAGGAGGCCGAGATCTTTGTCGATGCAATGACCAACCTCATCTTCACCACCATGCAAGCCTACCTGTCCGAGAAAGAACAAAATGCAATTGACCACCACTAACCGGGGCTTCGCTCCAGCCACCCTCACTGAGGCGATCCAGTTCTCCGACATGCTGGCCAGCTCCAGCATGGTGCCCAAGGCCTACCAGGGCAAGCCCCAGGACATCCTGGTGTGCGTGCAGTGGGGCTATGAGATGGGGCTGGCACCCATGCAGGCGCTCCAGAACATCGCCGTGATCAACGGCAAGCCCTCGGTCTACGGTGACGCCGCCATGGCCCTGGTACAGGCCAGCAGCGTCTGCGAGGATGTCGAGGAGTTCTTCGAGGGCGAGGGCACCACCAACCCGGTGGCCGTCTGCGTGGCCAAGCGCAAGGGGCGCAAGCCGGTGACCGCCCGGTTCTCAGTAGAGGATGCCAAGCGAGCTGGCCTGTGGGGCAAGCAGGGGCCATGGTCGGCCTATCCCAAGCGGATGATGCAGATGCGAGCTCGCGGGTTCGCGCTGCGCGATGCGTTTCCGGATGTGCTCAAGGGGCTGATCACCGCCGAGGAAGCGCAGGACTACCCCGACGAAGCCAAGCCCAGGCCGGTGGCCAAGCCAGCCAACCCGTTGGACATGGTGGCAAAGCCAGCGCCTGTGGCTATCCATGAGATGACGACAGACCCTGTGGTGATCGCTGCGGCCATGGCAGACACGGTTGACCCAGAGCCGGTCGAGGTGCTGGCCGTGATACCGCACGCCGAGGTCGAGCATGTCGAACTGCAGCCGCTGCCTGACACCGGCCAGGATGAGGAGGCCGTGGCTGCCGTGGGCTACCCGCTCAAGGTGCCCGGCAAGGACAAGCCGTATTCAGTGCATCAGAGTCTGGATGAGTGGCAGGACAGCTACGAAGATATGGCCGACAAAGTCGCCAAGGCAGGCAAGCGGCCAGCCCGTGATCGAATGACCGCGCTCAAGGAGCTGCGCGAGGCCAATGAGCTTACGCTGCAGCGGGTGGATCTAGTCAAGCGCATCAGGCACACCGCTGCTTACAGCAAGCGGCTCAATGCTCTGGGGGCTGCGCTGTAGACAGGAACAGGGCTCGCTCGCCCTTCCTGCGTTTCACAAGGCCGGGGAGCTCTTTGCCCCCGGCTTTTGTCCACATGAGGAAGGCATCGGCTGCGGCCTCCCAGTCTTCACGCTGGATCTTCATGCGGATGGTCGAGCGTTGGAAGTTGCCTAAACCTACATTGAAGCTGAAGCTCACACAAGCGTCGAACCGACTTTGATGGCCAGCAAGAGTAGGAGCAAGTCGCAGTACACCGCGCTCAAAATTCTCAAGATCTTTAGCCAGGATGGCATTGACTTCCTCCATGGTCAGGGTTCGATCCCAGCCAGCGGGTATCGGCAGGCTCTTGCGCTCATCCAGCGGCACTCGGATGTGGTTCTGGTCAATGACATGACCAACTCCCACAGTCCACAGCAGAGCCGGGCAGCGGTACGGTTTGAGCCGCACGCCCTCGTCGTGCCTGATCATTTGGATCGCCCTAGCTGAAGTCTTCATTTACCGAATGCACGGCCACCGAAGTGGAAAGCGATGATGCTGGCAAACAAGGTGGCGGTCTCTGCGTCCCATAGCATGTCGGCCAGCACCTTGAAGTCCACGCCCCGATTCCAACCGTAGATGAACAGGCCAACATCAATGGCCACCAGCAGGGAGAAAAAACCGTAGGTGATTATTGGGCGCACGCTGGCACGCAAATCCTTCATCCAGGTGCTGGTGCCTTCGTTGAGGCTGGTGTCGTGCGCATAGACCGCCTGCATCTCTGCCTGCTGCGCCGCAATCAGGGTTTGTTGGGTTTGGGCATCAGCGCTGGCCTGGATCTGGTCGAGCCTGATCTCCTCGACCTTGGCCTGCGCTGCATACCCGCGCTCAAGCATCTGGAGCTCACGCTCCGTTTGCATTTTGGCCAGCTCTAACTCGTGCTTCTTGTCCGACTTATCCTGCATGAAATCCAAGATCTTGGGCAAGCCACCCATGAGGAATGACACGACGGTAGATATTAAAGTCAACATCAGCTTCCCCTTTTGGTTAACATGGCGCTGGCTATTTCCAGCATAAACTTGGTCTGCTCCATCTTCTCGGGCGGCTGTGCCCAGCCGACTGTGATCTGTCCGACAAAGCGGTGGCTATCAGGCGGCACGCTGATGCGGCAAGTGTAAGTCACGCCTTTTTCCAGGTACCACAAGCCCACCTCTGACTGCGCGTAGCGGTACTCCCCGCAGGGTATTTCGTTGGTCATCAGCTTGACGACATCGGCATTGTTTGATGCGTTCTGCGAGAACAGCCCGACATCGATTCCCTCGACGCTCTTGTCCCTGCCGTCCTTACTGTAGGCCCGGTACAGCACCCGCGAGTTGAACAACGGGTTCACGTTGAAGGTAGCTACCACAATAGCTCCGGTCTGCTTAAACAACATGGCGGCAGCGTCATCAACCCGGCTGGTGTTGACCTCTGGCAGTTTCCTGGACTCCTTGTATGCGTCCCGCAAGAAGTCCTGGTTCTCCCACAGAAAGTACCCGGCAAAGGCGACAACGCCCATGATGATGATGGCGATCAGCTTGAACGGCGAGTCCACATACCTAAGTACTTTGTCCAACACGGTCTCGGGTTTCTCGCTCATGTATCACTCACAATGTTCCAGGTGAAATAGGCTGATAGTCCGATCACCAGCGCTACCAGCGCAGCCCACAGTCCGATGTTGATGATGTCGCTGATCTCTTCTGCTCGGACTGCTTTGGCGTGGGCTGCTTCAGCCTCTGCCTTCTTGCGCTCCGTCACCATGCGGTTGCGCTCCAACATGATGGCGTTCCACACATCATCGTTACCTGACCAGATCAGCATCTGCTTGAGCTCAGCTTCTGCGTCTTGCAGTTGCTTGAGCTGCATCACCGTTTCAAATGCCACCGCCGTATCGCTCTTGGCAAACCCTTTGGGCTTTACCGCTGCCTTTGCAACGACATCCTTGGCCTCAAAGAACTTCATCAAGTCGCCGCTGATCGCGTTGATGTCTTTGCCCATTTTGATCGCGGCCTGCACTCCCTTGATCGCGCCTTGAGCAACAGCAAATGCGGTGATCGGGTCGATCATTTCTTGTTCCACATTTCAAACAGTTGCTTTACTTTTTCCTCCAAAACAGC